TACGGAATGGGATTTATCAAGGCGGGGATTGTTGGCTGAGCCCATCTCGTTAAAAAGAGTTATGTTTCCAACATAATCTGAAAATTCATTAGTAGCATTTGAAGAAGTATTTTCCACTCCGTATTGAGCAGTGTTATAAACTGCCCATGCAGGACGGTCTGTGTCAACACCTGCAACTAGGCTTACGCCACTTACCATAGAATTTATTACACATTTACCGGTTACTGTGTCCAAATAATCGGGAAATCGTAACCTTGACTTCTGGCTTGTCCCCTTGAATGGTGACGTTTTATTTATCTTTATTTTAGATGTACCACTAGCATCCATGTACTCAAGATCTTGGGCTGCTGGTTTATATGCAATATATTTCCACTGAGGGAAACTGTAAATCAAATCAGGCGACTCTTCTATGGCTGACGCAGAATTGAAATTTCCGGCAGGCAGGTTACCTTGCACGGCGAAATCACTATTAAAGAAGCCGGGTCCCTCTAATTGAGCCCCCATACTTCGTCCGCCTGCCCTCATAAACCTTTGATACGCTCCCGAAGCAGACAGAGCGTCATACCTGTAATTAAAATTCAGCCCATTAAAGTATCTTTGATGCTTATTCCATAAATCCCAAAATAAGATTCCAAAAGCAACATTTTCTATACTACTTGGAGCAAGAGACTTTACCAAATCTTTTGTTTTTTGGGCGTTTAAAACAGTAGCGTATACAGCACAAGTAGAGTAATCCATAGCCCTTCTGGTTTCAGCGCCTAGCATGTAGTTCGAACTCAAATTTACGTTACCTAAAGCTCTACAGGGGTAAGTGCTGGATACATCGATACCATAAAAAACGGTGGTCACATCTGCTTTATCTGCTCTGCTGTTCGCTGCCCACTCAACTGGCAACGCGGAAAGACCTAAGTCATACTTTTGATCGTAGATCCATCCGTCCGGGCCTTTTGGAGAAAAATAATTCCCAGTGCTAAAATTAAACCCTAAAGGAATAAAAGAACTTACGTTCATTTGATTGCTAGTACCACTAAAAATAAGTTTCGCCCATGTGTTGTTGTCGTACTCTACCACTGACGATACGTAGCCAGGATTTAAGGTACTACTTGGACATTGACCTCTTGCAATAGGCATAGACCTTCCATCCCTGTAGTAGGCAGCCGCAGGCACAATATATTTTAAGTTTCTCCTTCTGCGTGATGTTCTAGGTACCGACGTGTATAATCTTCTAATGGAACTAGGAGACTCTACCCCACTTACGGAGGAAGCTACACACCCCGATAAAATAAAGTCTCGAAGGATTTGGTCATCATTATCCGAGTATTCTACAAGAACACTATACCGTATTCCATCACTTGTCCCACTTCCAGTAAGATCAACACGGTCAGTCATGTTTTGGGTAGCATAAAACTTAACAACCGAGTGGAACGGAATGAACTGCCGGAAAATCTCACTCAAGACGTAGATTACTTCATCTGTATTGGCACCGTAATAAAAATCAGATTGGGGGTAATTAGCATAGTTGGTGGTTCCTGATGTACCTGCATTTAACTTCTGAGTTAACGCGCTTGTCTCTATGGTGGTTAATAGCGTAGAAGCCTTCGAATTCCAATAATCTTTGAGACTTATGTCTTGTGCTCGGGTTCCGGTCACTACGGAATCCAAGTTAGGTGGCAACTCAACACTAGATGTAAAAAATTTCCATCGAAAGTTCAGCCCATTAATCAACGGTGAATTAAGACATTTGTCATGAACGTGGCGGGTAAAACCTTTCACATACTCTAGGGGAATTTCCAAACCGCCATCAGCTCTTCCTTTTGGCAAAAGACCAGACAAGTATGACAACTGGTTGTCAGTCATATAAGTGGTGTCATAAAACCTGTCATTCTCCCAAGGGGGAACCGGAACTAATTTTCCTCGGTGTTCAAATCCCTTAAAAACCTCACCGTTCCCGTTAGGATCCCAAGAACTTGGATGATAAGGAACTCCATTAATTTTTATTGCGTTCGTCTCTCCTTGTAGAGCGCTTAAAACATAATCCGTAGCAAACCTATAGTTATTGTCATGGTCATCCTCGTCAAATAAAGCCGCCCCGTCAATATTTTTAATTACGTTTTTGCCGTTAACAGAAACAGTCGTAGCACCAGGAACGCCTGGATCGTAGTCTGGAGGGTTATAAAGTGGATCATTAAGTACTTTAGATTCTGTAGCAATCAAGTAATAGATTAGCCGAGGTATGTAAGACTCCCAAACTTCTTCTGTTGACTCAGAGGCATTGAATCCAGCATCCGGAAACATTAGAGAAACTGCCGTTTCTAATGCTTTTCTAGTTCCTTTTGCTTTGTATAGGTAGACTGCTTGACGTAATTGCCCTCTCCACCTATCAACATCTCCAGTCAAAACTTTCCACCCTATGAGGGCTCCTAAATAATTTAAAAATCGTTTGTCACACCTCTGGACGTCAACTAGGGATCCTATATCATCTACCAAAGAATTAACATCATACGTTGCAAAACTTAAAGCTTTTAAAAATCTTTGGAAAGGCCCCGCTGTTATTCTCTTTGAATTGTACGTACCCAAAGATATTAAAAGCTCTAATTGTGTTTGTAATTCAGTAGCCGCTTCATCATTGGGGTTATACCAAACATCTATAAGGGTTTTTAACCCATCCAACAACTGTGTTCCTGACGCGTAAATATTTGCCGAGGTAGTAGAGCTAGCTTGATTAAAAATGGGAGGAATGTACCTCATCCCAGATGCAGTTTGTACCTCTTTATTTCTCCAGATATACTCAAAAAGACCTTTAACTCCATCCCTTTCTTCAATGCTTTTCCCTAGATATGTGGAGCTAACGAGAAGATTTTGTGAAATAGTGGACGCCGCAAAACCGGCTGTGGGGCCTGGAAAATTTAGAAGGTACAGCCATGAAAGATTATCAATTAAGTATTGATGTGCTGCGCCAGTACTACTAACTGCTGCATTAATGTTGGCAGAAACTCCAGATACAAATGACGTAGTTGGATTATTTAATGGGATACTTGGAAGGAGAGTTCCAGATACATATGTCTCCCAGTCACTTGAACTTTTAAAGTCGGACAAACTTTTCCCAAAAGCTCTTAGAATTTTATTCTCAAACAAATAAGGTTGTATATTTGTAAGCTCATTCTTTGGAATAAAATGTCCTCTTATGCCACTTAGTGTATACGCAGGCAGAGTATTCGAGATAGGAATCAGGGTAGTACAGTCCTTAGCCGCAAGGATAATCTTCCCGAGGGTCGAATACAGAACATCCTCTTCCTCCCCAAAAATAGTCGAGTCAGTATCTTGGTACATAGAGGGCACAATTTTCTGAATTACATCAATATAATTATACTGATAATAATTTTTGTTTGTCCCTAGAGAACCTAATCCTGTCCTTCGAACCATTTTATACGTACTCGATATTTATTTCAACGTTGTTTAGTTGAACAATCTCATTAAAGTCTAGTTTTATATCTTCTGAATAGTTATCTATCGTAGAGAACCTAATTTCTTGAACTTCAAAGATATCCCTTTGTAAGTCAGAAAGTTTAACTCTTTCCCCAAATGATCTACTGTCTACACTAAAAAAATTAATTACTTTATCAGCTGCGGACCTCTTAACACTTTCTTCGAATGGCTCAAACTCTCTATCCGCAAAGATCGTAATGACAAGGTCTACCGTACGAACTAAACCGTCAACAATCGTAACCTCGTCAGTAATCATTTTATACTTGTTAAGGTAAGCTAAAAGCTCTTGTTTAAAGGGTAAAGAAGCTCTCTGTACCTGTAGCTCTGTAGCTTTTGATATGACATAAATATCAATCATATTTGCCCCAGCTCCAGATCTTCTTAAAACTGCTTGGGCTTTTGCTGTTTGACCTACGGTGCTAACAAACTGATTTGCGTATGCTGTATAGTCCTCTCCGGTAACAGCTCTATACTGAGTCTTGAAGAAATACGGAGCCCACTTTTTAGCGTGCTCTACTGTTTCTGCGTTAGCGCCTCCCGCAGAATGTGTGGAATTTTGTATAGTAATACTCGTGGCTCCTTTCGAAGAATGTGCCGCATTGATACTCTGGTTGATAGTAACTGCGGGAACATTTCCGCGAGAGCCACCACCTATTCTGTAGAAAACTCGATACTGTACTCCACCAGCGGGAGATTTTCCTCGGGTATTGTCACCAAACACAAGGGTACAAGAGTAATCGTCATTATAGATCTTTTGAAAAACTGCGTCCTTTCCATCATCAGCTAGGAAAAGATTCTCAACTTCAGTGTAGATATCCCCTGTGTTTGCAGAGACGACGATACTTTTTTCCACGATGGAGGGGCTAGTCAGATTAATCGATTGAATAGTGTTTAAGTTAGAAAAGGTTCCAGCTTGACTCCTCAATTCTCCTTCCAACAAAACAAGATTATTAAACTGAGTTCCTGCATTTATAGTATCGCTATTCTGCAAGATAATATCTTTATTGTTTAGATCTATTACTCCAGTAGTCAAATTTGTTTCATAAAGGGTGAAGAAGAGTGCTCCACCATCTTTTGTATTAGGAACAGAGAAAGTTCTGGACGCTAAAGGAATAGTCATAGTTTCACCAGTTCCAACTGATCGACTCGTTGGTACGGTAGCTCTTACAGTCGCTTTACTAGCAATTGGACCCTTTAACGAAATTCCAACTAAGTTTAAAAGCTTGGAGAGATTACCAACAGTCTGAACAGTGGGGAGATAAAGCTCATTGGCTAATAAATCAGACTTTAAAGATATAACACTAGCGAGATATGAAAATAACTCTACTAATACAATACCCAAATCAGACTCTACAAAGTTAGTGTAGTCTAGAGGATAAACCGCTTTCAAGTAACTCAATAACGCCTCTTTAAACTCAGAAAAATCAGCAGTAGAATAGTCTATAAACTGAGACCTTAAATTATCAGGTACAATCCCTAGCGCGAGGAAGTCGGATTTTACAGTACCATCAAAAGCACTGGTTCCGTAAATATTATCATTTTGAGCCATTATACTCTAAGCTCCACAATTTGAGTTGTTGATACGTCTTCAATTGTCGAAAAGGAAATCGATACAGTTAATTGATGCATAGTATTGTTGAAGTCTAAAGAAAGGTTTTTTAACACAACTCTAGGTTCATAGGTTGCTATTGCAGATCTTATTTCTGATATTAGTTCCGTCTTTCTACTTTCATCCATGTGAGAGAAAACGGAAGACCTTAACGACGTGCCAAATTGAGGCATCATAACTCTCTCCCCTTTATTTGTCAAAATCAACTGTTTCAAACTAGAAGAAATAGAAGTTAACCCTTGGGTTGCTGTAAAGAATCCGCCGGTTCCAGAAACTACCGGAAACTCAAATCCATAAATAGGACTGAATTTAGACGTAGTTAAATAATCAATTCGTTGGGGGGTGGAAATCATTTTTTACTAAGTAGCAATATTCTTAAAAAATCCTTTTTGAGCATTGAAATTTTGCTTAGCCTCTGTACTAGATAGGGGCTTGCCGTAAACCTTGAAACTTCCAATATAGCCATTCAGACCGCTTTTCCATCTTGAATCCTTTAGCGGGATACTTCTATTGTGCTGAGACACAGCTCCGCTCCCTCCAGTATTGTCGTAATAAGAATCATTAGTATTATACCCTAGAAAACCTGCGTATGATTGGGTATCCCCATTGACCTTCCCCGC